ATTGGCTCCCAATCTGTCACCAAATACTCATCAGCCCCGCCCTCGATTTCAGTGCGCTCCTCCGTATAGATCCGATAACCTACGGAAATTTTAGAACGAATGCCATCAATCACATCATTAAAAATCTCATCGGCTCGCGCTGATCGACCCAGCCGAACAGTCGCTCTACCGATTTTATCGGAGCCGATGGAAACCGACTCAACAACGCCAACGTGATCCGCTGCGTCGTGATCAACCAAAACAGCTCCGCCGGTTTCCATGCGACCCAGCCGCACAGCCCCTTTGGAGTGATCCAGTATTTCTATTCCGTACCATCGAGAAACCGGATTCTCACTAGAAAATGCCAGCGCGATGGTTCGTTTCTCTTCGTCAATATCGCGCTTTGAAACATCAAAATCGCGGTATTGAGTATCGTTAAGATTGCGTTTTTTCATTAGTTTCACTCTCTGCTATTTTGTCGTTTTCAATGGAAATTCCCAGCTCCACCATCATCTCACGATCCCGTTTAATCTCACGCCACACATCCAGCGGGTCGCGCCCCTGCTCTCGGATGATCTCCGACACAGAGCGGACACCGAGAGCCAGCGCGGACTCGTGAGCTTTCATCTCCTTGAGCGGGTCAACCCACTGCCAGCGGCGCGGCTGCCATGATGCCGCTGAATATCGCTCAACATCGGCAGGCCGGAGGTTGCCGCCAAATCCAGTGGGGATTCCGTGCAGCAGCGCCATTTTGACCCACTCACTGAATACTCGCTCATGGAGTGACTCAATGATCCAGTTTTGGAGCATTTTCCATGTGTTTCTCTCGTCAATCGCCCCCTGCCGGAGGCTACTAAAATTCACACCTTCAAGGTCGTTTGCCAGGGAATTATAGGACACTCCGAGGCCGGACGCGATGGCGCGCAGAACCTCTTTAACAAAATCTCCGTAGGCTGATGTGGGGTGTTGAGGGTCAAATGGTTTGAAATCTACGCCTGCTGGCAGCTCCTCGAACTCGCCCGGCTCCATGTCAACAACCAGATCGCCGCCATCCTCTTGTTGCCCGTATCCTGCTGAGTCAATACCTGAGGTAAAAAACCCCATTTTTGACGCTCCAACGCGCGCAGCAGTCAGCTCAGCCTCCTCATACCCTCCCAGCATGCCCAGCCTCAACAGTGCTGAGGTGATCCATGGGACTGAGCGGGTCTGATTTGGAGCCTCGATTAGTTGGAGGTGAATCATTTCGTCCGCTGGGACTCTCGTGTACGTTGCGCCGGTGTAAAAATAATGGTCAGTAGAGCCTGTGCGCAAATGGTAGGCCACCTCTGCGCCCCATTCGTCAAGTTCCACTCCCATTCTAATCTCATTTTGGCCGCCTTTGCGGTGCAATAAATCGTAGTCAACCGCCACCGCCTCTGGGTCGATCAACTCCAATGAAAACCCGTGCTTATTGTCAAAGCCCCGGTGCAGCCGGATAAAACATTCGCCATCACGCGCCACCGTCTCCAGAGCAACTTTTGTCATCAGCGTGAATGATAATTTCCGGGTCACTTCAGCAGATCCGCGTTTGCACCACTCAGCCCATGATTTCTCAATCGCGGTCGCCGCCACCTCGTCAATTTTCCCGCCAACGTCTGTGACGCGACTCTGGAGAATGATTCCAGAATCACCAAGGACGTTCGTTTTTAGGAGACTGAAAAACCTGCGAACGTGATCATTGTTTTGAGCCAGCTCCCGAGATCGAGCGCGCAGAATTCGGAGTGACCGCCGAATGTCGGTGTCTGGCGGCGTGGTGATTTTGGCCATTGAGGCCGTTAAATTACTGGTTTGAGCGCCAGAGAATGCGCGGGATTGGCGGCGTGATTGTGCTTTTTGGTATCCGAGCCGTCTAGCAATATTATCAATGATCGACATTAAAATCTAACCCTCACCCTGTTGCCGCCACCGAGGCCGTTCATGATCCGCGAGGCCTGCTTCTCTGCTCTCAATTCCTGCCTGTATTTGTTCCGCCACACCAAAATTTCTTCCGGTGTCATCCTGGATAGTTGGCGATCACCAATGCTGTAGGATTGCTGGTCTAAATTAGCTTTTCCGGCCAGCATCGCTTCAAGCGCGTCGAGAACAGTTTGAACGTGTGACCGCGCATCAAAACCAGCCGACTGCGCGGAAAAATTCTCAGTAACAGAGGCATCACCTTGCATCGCAATGATTCGCTCCCCGCCTTTTTTCAGATAGGCTTGGTACTGGTATCGCCCAGCAGACCAGTTCGCAGTGACCGTTGCAGCCACCTCAATCAAAAAACTGCCATCGGATTGTGATACCGATGAAAACTGAATCAGGCCACCGGCATTCACTAGCGCGAACTCCAGCGCCCACCCATCAGCAGATGAAAACCCATCGGCAGCGATAATGAATGAAACGGAGTCACCCGCCGCGATGGAAAGCGCGTCATTTCCAGTTTTTGACGAAACCACCTTTGCGAGACTTTTTCTGCTTTGCATCCGGTTTTTTCTCCGCCGGTTTGGATTCTAAATTAGCGCCCATGTGCTGCTGCAAAATTCGTATTGCTGCGAGCGAGTAAACAGAGCAATCAAACGGCTCGTTTCTCCTTGATTTAGCGTCCCAAACGAACCGCTTCTTGCCTTTAACCCACCTCGGAACGCGCTCTTCGTTTGTTAGCTGCCGGAAATACTCATCGTCAAACTGCTCTGATACCGGAAAATGCCAGTATCCAGCGCCGTGGTCGTTGATCTGCATCCTATGGTATAGCAGTTCTTTGGCCGTGTCCGTGCCGATCATCGTCAAGTATACGGATTTTGCGTTGCGTTTGCGTGGGAATTTTGCAACTGGATCGCCATAGCCAGAGCTGCCCTTAATTGGCACTAAAAACCGAACGCCCATTTTTCTGCTAAACCTGTTTACTTCATCCGAAAAATGACCCCCGTGATCTTGACACGCCATCGCTAGATGCAATGTCGTGCCGTCCTGTTTTTTGTAACTCGACCTCAGCAGCTCCGCCAATTTATCCCAAAGCCCCGCTCTTGATGGGTCGCCATACAGCCGATGGTATGCAATTGACCATCGCTCCTCACCTGCGCCCCACCCGTCAATCTGAATCTCAAACCGGTCGTCCTGCGTGTCGATTCCAGCGGTGATGATTTTCACGCCGTCCGGCACTTCAGCCGGGTAATTTTCTCTCCGAACCATCAAGCTGAACCCGTCCATTTTCTCCGACTCATCCTCCTCCCAAGCCTCCCCCAAGGTGGTGTTGACGAATGTTTTCAGCCGGATCGGATCTTTTTTTGCTGCGATAAATTGCCTGACAATCTCGACCCAGCTCACCATTGGGTTGTACGCCGTCCAAACGTGGAACGCCACGGACAGCGGCGGCAAAACAGAGTTGCCATGAAGATCTGAAAAATCGCCATCATCATTTATCGCAACGCCGTTTTTAGATACAAAGCGGCCATGCGACTCTAAAATATCCTGCTGCTTGAACAGCGATCCGCAGGATTTACAGAGATGCCCGACTGTTTTGGGGTCGTCATCAATCCATTTGAATCCATGATCCGCGTCTTTGCCGCCCCACACCAGTGGGTTTTCGGCCTCGCAGTGAGGGCATGGAATGTGGTACCTGAAAATCTCCTCCGCCTCGTCGGCCTGTTTTGTGATTAAACAGGATCCAAGCGTTTTTGGTGTTGAACCAGTCACTAGTTTTGGGAATGTTGACGCGATAATCCGCTGCGATGCCAGCGTAACCGGATCACCCTCCATCTCAATATCGCCATCAAACCCAGCCAACTCGTCGAGATACGCCACGTCAACGGAAATTGCTCGGTAGTTTTTGGCTGCCTTGCCGCCACGGATGTGGAGCAGTGAGCCAATGAATGTTTTTTGATCGAGAGTATTCCCTTTGGCCTTTTTGCCGTAGTCCGGAAAAATATCAATCACAGGTTGGCAGTCTCTAATCGCTGGATCAAGCTCTCGTTTTACAAACCCTGCCGCATCAGCATCAACCGGATGCCACACAGCCTGGTTGCGTTTTTTATGCTCAGCATGAAACAGAATTGAGGCAAGAATTATTTTTGTGTAACCAAGGCGCGTGGATTTTATGACCGTCACGCCACGGACATCCTCGTTACTAATCACATTCATAATCTGGCGCTGGTATCCAAAACACTCCCACCGCCCCTCGTCGTACGATGATTCAGCGGATAGGTAGAAATTTTCCTCAGCCCAGTCCGCCAACTTCAGCGGCTCCGGTCGCTCCAGAGATTTCAGCCCGGCAGAGACCGCCCTCTGTATTCCCGCCAATTGCTCAGATGTGATCGCCAAAATCATCCCCCGCCTTGGCTGCGATGTTTTGCGCCTTGATCACCTCGCGTTTTATCGCCTCAATCTCGCTGTTTGACAGGGACGGGTTGCGGCGGCGAATTTTTGTTGGGATTTGCCCCAAGATGGCGCTGATCTGCTCCCCCATTTTTGCGACCAGCAGTTTTATGTCCGAGATTGGCGCTAGCTCCCTCATCAACTGCCGCTCCTTGATCTCAGCCAGCCGCGTGTTGGCCTGCAAATTCAGCGCCCTCGCCTCGTTTAGGTCAATAGCGACCGCCTCCGGTCGGTCGGAATCGCTCTCAGCGTCATTGACCTGCCCCGTGGCCACGCCGCGAAGGTAATTTATATAGGCGATGCGGCAGGCATCAATTGAGCAGCCGCCAACACCTCGACTAGGAGGCAATACGCCGCTCTTTAAGAGTCGCCGAATCTGACGCTCCTTAACGCCCAAATGATCTGCTATCTCTGCTTGTGTGGCCATCGTGTCGGTCTAGGTCTCGTTTTTTCTGGGGTTTTCTGAAAGTAGCGTTTAAACGGGGTTCGAACTACCCGCGTGCCGGTTTTCCTTGGTAGTACCTTTTTTATTTCCTGCCGACCATACTGTTATAACTCTATCGTGCTGTAGCAATGGCTCGCTCCAATGCGAGTTCAAACTGTCTTGGATATGCACGGTCAATGATGTGCTCCGCGTGTTGGAAGAATGGGAATACTTTCTTGTATCGTGGAGCTTTCTTCGTGAAATACAAAACCAGTCTCCGCTTCTCGTTTCTACCCCGCCCAACCCGTTGCCACACACCTCTGATCCCGCCTATCTCCGCTACATAGTACGCCACACGCCTTGGTTGCCGTCGAGTTGAGATGAACCCTGTCGTCCTGTGCGCCTTGAGTTGAGATAGTATCTGGACGATCTGCCCTTTAGCCATGTTGCCAGCACGGTCTTTGCGCGCGCCTTTGCCTGGCATTGCCCACTCATTGCGC